TTGGTCTCGCTACCATTAAGGTAGCGAGCCTCGTACCAAGCTATGTCGCCCTTACGTTTAATAAGACTATAATCATAGCCCTGACATTGATGTTTAATGAGCTTAGGAAGCTTCTTATATTTTACTATTGGTCTATTCATAAATTTATAGGTGCAAGTGCCTTAAAGTTTTGAATAGTTGTGTCGCCTCCTTCGCAGGAGTATTGAAAAAACTTTTATTAGCAGACTACGAATCTACTGCTCTAATCGCTGAAGCCCTTTATTTATAAGGGAAAGATCCTGGTGAAATAATTTTGCTGCCAAGCATTTGTGGCAACCGATGAGGGGGGAGGGGGGTCAGGCTTTGGGTCGCTGGATTTCCGCGACCAGTTCCCTCAGATAAAAAATATTTCGCAATTGAAAACTTTCCTGCACGAAATCAGGCGACACCACCATAGATGTGAGCCTAACTTGGACACATCATCCAATTTTAGAAATCCCTTCTCGTAGGGAGCAAATTGCAATGGGAGCAGAGAAGCTCCTGCAATATTGGGAAAGCAGAGAAGGTGCTATCCAAAGGGAGCAGGACGACCCTTATCGTTATGGAACGGAACTTCCGCATTGGAAGGTTGCAGACCAACAACTAGCGGATCACAGCGAGCTACTAATTCTTGGAGGTAACAGATCGGGAAAGAGCGAATATTGTGCAAAGCGAGTGGTACAGACTCTTGTGAAAAATCCTGGTGCGGTAATTTGGTGTTTCACGACTTCATCGCAAAACAGCATAGCTTTCCAACAGGCTCTTATTTACAAATATCTGCCCAAAGAGTTTAAGAAGCTTGGTCGCTCGCGAACCTATTATGTGAGTTACAGCAGTAAGAACGGCTTCACCTCCAGCTCTTTCATTCTTCCTAATGGTAGCACCTGTGTGTTCAGAAACTTTCAGCAGGATGTAAAAACAATTGAGGGAGGTGAATGTGGTCTTTTAGGCGAACCTGCTGAAGGAACACAATCGTGGGGAATATGGCTAGATGAGGAGTATTCTGCTAATCTAATTTCCACCCTTCGTTTTCGTGTTTTGACAAGAGCGGATTCCAAAGGAATCCCTGCTCGCATTATCAGTAGCTTCACAACTGTCTCAGGTTGGACAAATGTGGTTAGTCAATATTTGTCAGGAGCAAGAACCTTGGAATCAAGACCAGCGGTGCTTCTCAACAACGATGAAGTGCCTGTCTTACAGCAAAGTATCAGGAATGCCCGAATCGTCTACTTTCATACTCAGGATAATCCTTACAATTCTTGGACTGCTACTAAAAATCAGCTCAAAGGTTCAAGCCGTGATGAGATTTTAACGAGAGCCTACGGAGTTCCCACAAAACCAGCAGGAACTGTTTTCAGAAATTTAGATGACAAGGTCATAATGAAACATAGTGAGATTCCTGTGATCAAGAATCCACAGGACAATCCATGTACCTATGTCCTTAGTATTGATCCAGCAGGGGCAAAACCTTGGTTTATGATACTTGTAGCTATTGCATCTAATGACATTCACTATGTCATCGATGAATTTCCTGACCCATCCTATGGAGCCTGGGCAGACTTAGAAAAAGGAAATCACGGAATCGCAGGAGAAGCCTGTCAGCCAAATGGCTATGGCATAAAAGACTATGCCGAAATCATCAAAGAGATGACGAAAGGCTTGGAGAACGTCGATATGATCATCGACCCTCGCCTCGGTTCTGCGAGTTATCAAAAGGCAGAGGGTACTTCCAATATTATCAGCGATCTTGCTGATGAAGGCATATTTGTTAATCCAGCAGACGGCTTGGATATCGAGACAGGACTTCAAGCAATCAATTCACTTTTAGCATACGATACGTCGAAGCCAACGGGCTTCGACAATCATTCCAAGCTGATATTCAGCGATAAGTGCGGAAACACGATACATTGCTGTCAGAACTATCAGGTCGATCATGGGCCAAAAGCTGTGACCAAAGACCCTCCTGATTGCTTAAGATATGTAGCAATTGGGAATTACAGATATTACGAAGATCACGAACTAGGCGTGACTAAAACTGGTGGGTATTAATGTCTGAGTGGGAACATAGAGAGGACACTCGACATGGCGATATGGCTCATGGAATCACATTCAAAATGTGGGAACGTCAGATGAAAGATTGCCGTGGAGAAGCCACTTATTCCAACAAGAAAATTCATTTAGACGGCAAGGTCGCACTTACCTTAGCACAGGATCAGCACAAATACGGAGACGAACTAATTGCTCAAGTTTATGGAGCTAATGCAAGAATCTTGGATCGCAGGGCGAGCAAGTGGCAAAGAATACAAGTTTACTTAGGAGAGGCTGATTTACAGACAGCCCAAGCCTTAGAGGACATTGCTAAAGCAATACGTGAAAGGAAAGCCAATGAAGGATGAAGAATTAATGGAGGATGCTTTGACCAAATTTCAAAGCGAAGCGAAAGCAAAATTCCGTAAAGGGATTTTGGAACACAACCCAAACGGAGACAAAGGTCTATCACGAATGCATCTACTGCAAAAGATAGATGCGTGCAAAGAAGAGGTAATCGATTTGTGGTTTTACCTCTATGCAATGGAGCAGGATGTTATTGACGGAAGGAGAATCGAGTAATGGCATTTCGCTGGATTTCAATGTTCAGCGGAGCAGGGTGTGGTGACCTTGGGCTTCATAGAGCAGGACATGAGATTGTTGCTGGTATTGAGAATGACAAACAATCAGCAGGAGTCTTTGCATACAACTTCCCTGATGTCCCATTATTTTCAGACATCGAGAAAGTAAAAGCATCCGATCTACCGGATGCAGATGGAGTTTTATATTCATTCCCATGCCAAGACCTTTCCTTAGCCGGGAAGCGTAAAGGCATCGATGGTGAAAGGAGCAATTTATATGGAGAAGCAATCAGAATTATTTCCGACCTTAAAGAGCGTGGGCTTATCCTCTCGCTTGCCGAAAACGTTGCAGGACTCATGTCCAGCGGACATAAAGAAGACTTTGCTAGGCTCGTCAAAGACTTATCCGAAGTCGGGCATAATCAAATCGGATGGACGCACTTGGACAGTCAACACGTCGCCTTCAGTTTTCCATCGAATCGAGGGGGCGACGAACGAGGAGTTAGGCAAGCCGTCCCTCAAAGGAGGATGCGAGTGTTTGTACTTGGGACTCTCGTCGATATTGGAGCAGAAGCCATTGAAGAAATATTTGCTTTCAAGCACCGCGTGTCAGGGCATTTTGAGGAGGGCAGAAAAACGAGGAAAGCTGGATTTGTTACCACCGATGCTGAGAAAGGCGTTGGAGTTGTCTGCGACGAAATAACAAGTGCCTTACAGACCACTTGTTATGACTATTCGAGAGCTGACAATTTCCCAATGGTTGCAGAAGGCCCATGCTACGAGAATCATGCTCAAGACTCTAGAATCAAGGATTGTGGCGAGCTTTGCCCGACAATAACCAAAAAGGCAGGGACAGGAGGTAATAACTTACCCTTAGTGGCTGGTTGCAATGTTTATGCAGGGGTCATGACTGGAGATGTCGCACCAACCATAACTACAGCTACCGGGATAAGTAATGCAACTGGAGCTAAGGTTTGCTGTTGGAATGGTGATATAACTCCAAAAGGAAAGGAAGATATTTGTCTTACACTCCGCGCACAACAGGGCGGTGAGGGCATTGGAGTAGCTCATGCAGTAGCCCTTGCAGGAAAATCTATTGGGCGAAACGAGAAGTGTGACACCAACGGACTTGGAGTCAGCGATGAAGGTGTTCAGTACACTCTAACTATAGCTGACAAACACGCAGTCGCTCACGATTTGATTGTTCGCAGAATCACTCCATTGGAGGCTGAACGCTTACAAGGTTTAACTGATAATTTTACAAAGTACCGCGAAGATTTGGAGTTAGTCGATAACCGCTGGATAAAGAAAGGTAAGGTCATCGAGGTTAAAGATGCACCAAGGTACAAGATGCTTGGTAACGGCATTACTGCCCATGTGATGGAATGGATAGCAAGGAGGATCAGCTTAGTGACAAAAATATGAAAATTTCAGATAGCAAAAAGAAAAGAATTTTAATGCTGAGAGAGGAAGGCTTGTCGTATGACAAAATAGCGAAGGAAGTAAAGGTCAGCCGAACTTCAGTAATAAATATTATCAAATTTGAAGAAACGATTTTACCAAAGCCAAGACAGGCTTGGGTATACAAAATTTGCCCAAATCCTAGAGTTATTTTGATCCATTTTGGTGATAAAGCGAAATGGGCTAAGTGCGTAGTTAAAGCCGGAATATTCAATACGCCCGGTAAACCCCTACAAGTTAAGAAAGTAGAAACAACTGATGAAGAACTATACCGACAAATTTGAAGAAACGATGAAGGAGAGAAATGATAGAATCAACACTATGCTTAAATGCATGATTGTTGAAGCAAGCCTTTACGCAATGCGAAGGAATGAATCACTCCCAGTATTTACTCAACGCGAAATAGCTAACTTTTGTGGCTGTTCAAAAGACCATATAAGGCGAATCCAAGAGAGCGCCTTGAGCAAAGCTAAGAAGCTGTTGACACCATAACAATTATGGCAGAGCAAGAAAACGAACTTTACGAACATGAATCGAAGCCGGATATCGATTTTCTCAAAAGCGATTTTGATAGATGTCGGCACAATCTTTCCTACTACCTCGATCTAGCTGAA